TCGACCGTCCCGACACCGGCCTGCGTCACCGAGATCAGCTTCGGCCCCTTGATCGTTGGCAGGAAGGTCGTCGGCAGGAAGGTCCATGCCGTGTGCCCGGTGCGCGAGAGCGTGTGCGGAAGGTACTCTCGGTGCACGATCTCCACCACGTCGGCGCTCTGGTCGTAGTTGAGCAGATTGAGGTCGGCTTCCGCGTAGGGCGTCGGAATCTCGTAGGTCCCATCCGCCGGCTGCTCGTACCAGTATCCCGTGGTGCTCGTCGGGTCCTGCGCCGCGCCCACGATGCTCGTCGGTCCGCTGGCGTGCATCGCGTACCAAATCGAACCGCCCGCGCTCACGAGGTCAGCGACGATGTAGTCCGTCAGCGCGCTCCACGCCGTCACGCTGGCCGGGTCGACGACGATCTGCGCCTCCTCGAAGATGAAGCGGATGTAGAACTCCCCGAACTCCATCATGTAGGTCTGCGCGTCGTTGAACTTGAACGGGATCAGCACCGTTCGCTTGGTCGAGTCCTTGACCTCCGTGATGAACTTCGTGCCAGGGCGATTGGCGATGCCGCCATACTTCATGATGAAGCCGTTGTCGATCAGCTCGGCGCCCGTGGCGTACTTCACCATGTCGGCGCGAGCGCCAGCCGCTTTCGTGATCTGGCCGCCGGCGAAGCTTCGCTGGATGATGCCGGTGGGCATCAGCGCGCCCCCAGCAGCGGCCCGTCCGGCGTCTCTCTGTCCTGGCCCTCGTTGCTGGCATTCGCCAGCGCCTCGCTGGACTCGATGCGGTAGGCCGCCATGCAGCGCTGCTGAAGATCGGCCTTCGCATTCAACGGCATGCAGAGATCGAACGCCAGCCGCCACGCCAGCGCGGAGCCGGCCATCTCGCTCCAGAGGGCCATGTCGTCCTGGATGAAGGTGTAGAGCACCTTCGCCTGGTCGTTCTCGTCCGGCTCGACATCCGTGTAGACGACTCGCAGCGTGCCGTTGAATCCGATCTCGAAGGGCGGCGTCGCCGGATCGATGACCACGCCGCTCAGGAACCGGCGCAGGACGAGCAAGTCATCCGGCAGCTCGTAGGTGAAGCCCCACTCGCTTTCCCAGACCTCGCCAGTCCCGTCGCTGTCGAGATCGAGCAGCGCGTACTTACGCGCGAACGACCAGTCCGAGTCCGAGAGCAGGGCGTTGCGCGAACGCTCCCACCAGAGCTTTGCGTTGCGCGCCTCGACGCTCGTCTCGACGATGTTCGCCGCCGTGTCGTCGGTCGAAGTGAGCGCCCACTCCACGCCCAGCCGAGCGAGGGCCATATTGACGACCACAAGCTCGGTCAAGGCCACGGCGATTGGGTCTCCGTCAGAGGATCAGCGGCTCAGGCTCCGCGCGGGAGAGCTCGAGCGGCAGCCTTGGCCTCGACAGCCGCCAACTTGGCCGCGGCCTTCTTGGCCTTCGCCTCGTCGACGAGCTTCTGGTCCTTCGGATCGACGCACGTCGCCTTGCTCGGCGCGTCCTCGGGCTTGCCGCGGTAGTTGAACTCCTGGCCCTTCACCACGATCCCGTTGGCGTAGCCAACGACGTTGCCGGTCACCTTGTCGATGCGCGGGTTGGTCGGAACGAACAGTCGCTCGGTGGCGATCATCTGCATGAGGTGGACTCCAGGATCACGGGATGTTCATGCCGGTTTCCATCGTCTTGCTCTTCTCGGCGCCGCGCTGGATGAGCAGCGTGAGGTTGCCGGCGCTGTAGTTGCCGACCGCCGTGAAGTTGAAGCCGACGTAGCGCAGCCAGGCCGGCACGTTCCCGGGCGGCAGGTTGAACTGCAGCATGTAGCCGGCGACCAGCGTCGCCGTCAGGATCGCGCCGGACGTCCAATGCACGTTCGGCGTGAGGATCGGCGTGCCCGTGGCCGGCGCAGCCGCACCCGACACCAAGTCGATGCGCAGCGACGTGCCCGTGGCGAACGAGGTCGTCACGATGATGACGCCCACGAGGATTTCGCCGGTGCCGAGGTCCCGGCCGGCGTTGCCGCCGAGCGGCGCCGTGTCGTAGACGTTCGTCCCGCCTTCGGGCGTGGCGGCCTGCACATCGAACTGGGCCGCCGTGGCGAACAGGAGATCGTTGTCGGTAATCATGGTCCTGGATTCCTTTCGCTCAGGAGACCTGGGTTTCGGTGTTGAGAAGCTGGTCGCTGATCTTGATGGGGATGCCCATGTAGGACAGGATCTTGCGGCCGCTGATCTGCTCGAACGTGAAGCCGTTGGCCGACAGCGTGGCCTGGGCCTGGATGGCGAACCCCTCCGCGATGATCCTGGGCATCAGCCAGAAGGCCGTGCCCATGTTGATGTTCCAAATCCGGTGGTACGCCTGCGTCATCCGGTAGCGGATGTTCGTGGTGTAGTCGGCCAGCTCCTGCGTGCCGCTGACACCGAGCACGTCGACGTTCTCGATGTTGCAGATGCGGACCGCGAACCGCTGGTCCTTCGTCACCAAGCCCAGCGCCCACAACCACTGGTCCACCACGGCGCCCAGCTTGGCGCCGCCGAGGTTGGTGTCCGTCTGGATGATCTGCGGACCCCAGTCCTTGTGATCCAGTCCCCCGACGCTGTTCATCGGGTAGGTCATGAAGATCGTCTCGGGAGACGAGACGATCAGCCAGATGGACGACAGGTCCGAGCCCGTTCCAGCGCAGCCCAGGCACTGGTCGCCCAGGCTGTTCCATGGATCGCGGACCGAGAGCCCGTTGATCTGCTTGGGGTCGGTCGTGACGTTGCCGTAGAGCAGGTAACCCTCGGCCGCCTTGCGCATGGCCGAGATGAACATGCGACCCTCGCCGGCGCGCACCGCGGCCTTGTCGACGGAGAACTTGAGCAACTCGGCGTCGGTCGTGGACCACGCCTCGAGCATCATCAGCCCATCTTCCTGCTGCTCGACGGTGCCCTTGCTCGACACGGTGCCCACGTTCAGAGCCTTGAGCGAGACAGTCGGCTCGCCGGTCTGGACCGTGGTGAGGTGGCTCGTGGTCTTGTTGGTGGGGACCATCGACATCGACGAGAAGAGCGACAGCTCCTGCTCGAGCAGGTACGCGATCTTCGCCGGCATTCCGACTTCCTCGCGCTTGGCGATGTCGGAGAGATTCAGAACGGTGTTGCCCAGCACGGCCATTGAAATCAGTCCTTCTTGGAACCGCCGAGTTCAACCGGCGTATTCGGGAAGTCGTCCGCGGGCGAACGGACCCTCGTTGCCGACTGGTCGCCTGTGACCAGCGCGGACTCGCCCATCTTGGCCCCGATCGCGGCCGCCCACGCGACGAGCAGCGGGTGGTTCCCGTAGCCCGATTCGCGCAGCGCCGTGTGGAGCTCTGGAGGCGCGAGCGCCAGCGCGCGTCGAGCGTCCGCCACCGTGCGCGCGAAGTGCTCGCCGCCCAGCTTGGGATGCTTCTCGACCTCGCCACGCCACGTCGCCACCTGCTCGGTCCATGCCGCCCGCTGGGCTGCTTGCGCAGCCTGCGCACCGGCAACGTCACGGTCGAGAAGCGCCTGCGCCGCCTTGGGGGTCAGCCCGTGCTCTTTGGCGAGCGCGGTCAGCCCCTCGACGTAGGCCGCGGGGAGCTCGACGCCCTCCGGGCCCTTCAGGTCGTACTCGACTGCCGGCGCGCCCTGGTCGGGCTTGCCGTCCGAGCCGTCCTTCCCGTCTGCAGCAGGCGCAGGCGGCGTCACCGGCCCGCCGGCCAGGAGCGTGTCCTGAAGCGACGGGGTCTCGGGAGTGGTCGCTGCGGGCGCAGCAGATGGTGCGGGCGTAGCCGTGACTGCGGGCGTTGGTGTTGCCTGATCCGCGACGACTGCGTCCATGTCGGCCTTTCCGGGGCTGCCTGCCCCGATGGCCGATACACAGAGCGTGTTTTTTCAGAGAGTCAAGAGGCGCCTGGCCGTACATTGACGCCAGCGGCCTCAGGGTCGTGGCTGTCCCATGCTCTGACCAACCTAGGTGTATGCCTGCGCCGCGCCCGTCCAACCTGACCGCCCAGACGGGCGCGGCGCTTTCGTCAGCGGGCCAGGCGCTCGTCCAGCATGTCCGACGCGATGGCCGAGACCGCGCGACCGCTTTCCAGGGCCAGCCGTCCCAGCGCGTTGTAGCTGCGCCGCGACAGCCGCACGGTGATCGTCATGCAGCGCGGCTCGGCCACCTTGCGGAACTCGCGCTCAGCCGGGTGCGGCTGCGGCTCAGTCGTCTGTCTGGACAGCATTCGCCCCCTCCAACTCGCCCATCGCCAACTCGGCCACCGCCGCGAACTCGCTCTCCATCCGCGCCGGCAAATGCGGGTGCGTGGCCTTCGCCCGCTCGAGCACGAACAGCCCAATCGCCCGCGCGCCGAGCCGGTAGGACATCTCCATTGCGTTCCCGACCTCGATGTGGGCCATCGCCTGCGAGGTGGCGACGATCGCCTGCATCGCTCGCCGGCCACGCTCGTCACCGAACACCCACTGGAAGTCGCGGTCCAGGCGACGGTCAGCGGCCTTCTGAGCGGCCTCCGCTCGCGCCAGCTCGCGCGGGTCCTCGCTGCCCTTCACGGGCTCAACCCGTACCCAGCAGGCGCGTCAGGGCCGAGTCCTCGTCCATCGGCGCGCCGGCCATGTCCTTGGTCGCCTTCGCGGCCGCCGGAACCTGCTCAAGGGCCGCCTGCTGCGCCTGCTGCTGGGCCCGCTGTGCACGCAACGCGGCGCGGTCGTCCTGGCTGCGCACGATCTTGGGCGAGACACCTCGAGCGACCGCCATCTCTTCGCTCCACTCGTCCCAATCGACGGTGTCCAGAATCGCCGGCACGACAGGAGCGACGGCCAGCACGTCGGCCGCGTAGTCGCGGCTGCCCGCCGTGCCGATGAACTTCTGCGCCTGGCTCATCAGGCTCGTGTACTCCAGCTTGAGCCCCTGGCCCTGCAGGATGGCCGGCGGCTGCGGCAGCAGGCCGTCCTTGCCCTGCGCCCAAGCGGGCAGCGAGCGACGCACCATGATCTGGTAGAGCCGCTCCATGCCCGGGTCGAACACGTCCTCGGTGTGGTTCTCGATCACCGGGCCCAGCTCGCCCATCTTCTCCATCTGCAGGGCGCGAATCTCGGCCGCCGTGGCCCGCTGGGAGCGCTCGTCGTCGATCAACTTGCGCCACAGATCCTCGTACATGACGCGGCTGATGATCCGACGCGAGTCGGCCAGCAACTCGCGCAGGTCCCCGAGGTAGTTCGGAACCTCGTGGATCGGACGCAGGCCGCGCTTCTCACTGGCGAGGTCGTCGAGCGTCAAGCCGTTCGGCAGCAACGACACCGGCTTGCCCTTGAGCGACGCCGGGCCGATGAGCGCAGGCGCCGTCATCTTGTCGATGGCGTTGATCTCGCGCTTGCGCTCGGCCTGAAGCTGCTTGATCTCGCCCAGCGCGAGCATCCCCGGCGAGTGACCGTACACGTCCCAGCCCACCAACTCCCAGCGCGCGGCCATCACCGCGAACTCGTCGTAGCCGGACTCGCGCAGGAAGCCCTCGGCCTCCGCTCCGCGCTCGAGGAAGCACTCCGCCCACGGCTTGCTCGTGGCGAACGGGTTGCCACGCGCGGCTCGCGGGTTCTTGTAGATCGCGTGCAGCACCTCGATCTTCGTCGTGTCGCCGCGCCCGAGCTTGAACTCCTCCTGCGAGCGGATCGACAGCGACTCCAGACCGAACTCAGCAGCGGCAGCCGCCACCGTCATCCGGAACTCGCACATGAAGGTGCACACCCTGTACTCGTTGTCCTGCGCGAGCACATACCGACCCACCGGGTAGCAGAAGCACCGGATCACGCGCCGCGGGTCCTCCTTCATGATGACCGGCGACGTGCCGAACACGAGCGAGTCACCCATCTGCAGCGCAGTCGCGCGGTAGTAGTTGCTCTTGCCCAGCACGCCGAGCCCGACCTGCGTCACCGCGTCGCACCAGCGAGACACGTCCGAGCGGTCGTTCAACCACGCCTCGGCGGCCGTCCACTTCATCCACGGCCGCGACGGCGAGGCCATCCCACTCATCATGCCGGCGCGCCCGGTCCTAGCCGCGACAGCGCCCACCGGGTCGATGAACTTCTTGGGGTAGAGCGGCGCCTTGTCCTCGTCGGACAAGTTAAGTCGCACGCGCATCGGGGCGAACATGTCGCCCAGCTCCTGGTAGACGGGATCGAGCCGACTGCGCTCGCTCTTCAGCGCCGAGAACTGCGCCTCGAGCCGCTTCTTCCTGCCCAGCGGCGTCGCCGTCTCGGCCGCACCGGCACTCGTGGCGCTGGCTCCGTACTCAGCCACCGAGGATCGTCTGGTAGTTGAGGTTGGCAGCCGGCGGCGCGCCCAGCTTGCCGCCCGTCAGATTCGTGTCGGAGTATCCGTAGGCCGCGATGGCCTGCTTCTTTTTCTTGTCGGCAGCGAGCTTGGCGGCCTTGCTCGCGTCCTCCGCACTCACCTCGCCGGCCAGCATGCCCCCTGGCTGCTGCGGCTTCTTGACCTTGTTGGGATTGAGCAGGCCGCCCTTGCCGAACACGAGGTCACTGTTCTTGGGGTTCAGGAACCCGCCCGGCTCCTTGTCATCACCACTCTTGCCGCCACCACCCATCAGACACCTCCGTCACGAGAAGACGCAGAGAGAATCCCACGCGCGGCGTCCCGCGGCGATCCATACTTGCTGTAGGACGCACACGATGGCGCGTAGCCCATCGCTTCGAATAGGCGCACTGCGGCAGCATCGTTGATCGCGGCATCAACCGAAAGGCGCAGCTCGATCACGCCACGCGCGATGGCCCACGCCTCGAAGGCGGAGATCAGTCGCACGCCGTCGATGGACCCGCGCGCGGCCTTGCTGATGTAGAACTGCATGTTCGCTGCGTACCCGCAATCCGAGAACCAGTAGCGGTGCGTGGTGCCGATCAGCACGCCGACGAGGACCTCGTCGCGCACGGCGACAAAGACGCCACCGGTAGGGATGGCCGTGGCGATCCCAACGCGCAAATGGTCGACGACGAGCGGCACCGCGCCCCAGCGCGGAGACTCTCGATGCCCGGCGGACAGCAGCTCGACCAGCGCCTCGACATCCTCGGACGTGGCGGTGCGAATCATGAGCCCGCCTTCGGCGCCTTGACAATCGCGCGCGCGGCCAACGACGTGCTGCGTCGCATACCCCATCACCGCCTCCCTATGAACGCGTTCACTTGCGCGCGACCATGACGCTGGCCGAGCCCGTTGTCGGATCGCCGGTGTACCCGCGCACGCCGACCGTGCCGCTGGCAATCGGGCCGCGCCGTCGATCCCACGAGCGCGTCGCGTTCACCTCGATCAAGTCGTGGTCATGAACGCCGTCGAAGGTCACAGCCAACCGCGCATCCGTCAGGTTCGTGATCTTCACCGCGGTCAGCGGGCCCGCGTTCTGCGCCACCGACGCATAGGCCGATCCGCCAGGAAAGTCGCCCGCAGCCAGGACATGCACGGGGCTCGTGAAGTTGTCAGCGATCGCCGTCAGCCAGGCCAGTCGATTCGCCTGCCGGTCGGCCTCGAGCGCGAGCACCGTGTACGCCAGCCCAGCCGCGGCCATGTCGGAGACGTTCGTCGCGTCCGGCGTCGCGTCCACGATCATGGTCACGTTGCCGCCGGGCAGCAGCGACAGCATCAGCGCGTTCATGAACCAGCCGTTGTGCGTGCTCGCCTTGTTCTGC